TAGTTATGATTTTAAATTGTATCGTAAGTTTGATACAGGTGTTTCATTACGTTCATTCTGTACAAATAATAATGCTGCTTATGTTGCTGTAGAAGAAACATATGGTGATGTTACTTACAATGGCCATGCTAAAAAATATCCTAAATACCTAAACGGAATAACTAATTTTGGTATTATTATGGAAATTAAGGACATTGATAATCCATTTGAATGGTCTCGTAAAGTAGTAAATGAATTACAATATGCTGGAACTGGTTTATATTATAGTCCATCTCGTAAAGCATCAACTACATCAGAAGGTGAAAAAGTTAGTTCAATTCAAATTGATAATTTAGATATTGTAAGACATGGAATGGGTGAATATTGGAATTATATTGAGGATTTTATTGAGGATATGAAAAAAGTATTTCCAACATTAGGTGATGATTGGGGTGTTTATGTTCCTGAAGTAAAATATCTTTCACCTGAACCATTAGTTTATCCTAAAGATTTAGCTTTAGTGGATTTTCCAAATGTTCACTTTGTAGGTGATGCTTTATCAGCTCGTGGTATTACAGTTTCAGGAGCACAAGGAATATTAGCTGTTGAAAAATTTATAACAACAGATGAATGGGACAACATTCATGGAGATATGACTTATTGGAAATAATTAGGGAAATTAAAGAATTTTTATTATATTACAATCATGAAAACTAAATATGAACCAAGTAGAAAACTGACTAAAGCTGATGGAACTATAGCTTGGGTTTGGGAAAATAAACTACACAATTGGGAAGGTCCAGCATATCTACCACAAGGTGATAATCGTAAACGTGAATATCATATTCATGGTATTCAATATACAGAAGATGGATGGAAAGAAGCAAGACGTAATCGTGAAGGTCTTCCATGGTATAAAACAGCAATAGGTCAAGCAGGTCAAAATAGAAACTAATATGAAAATAGGATTTTGTGGAACAATGAGTGTAGGTAAAACTACATTAGTAAATAGTTTAAAATTAACAAAGGAATTTGCTCATTATTATTTTATGACTGAGCGTTCTAAATATTTGAGTAGTACAGGCATTCCATTGAATACTGATTCTACATTAAAAGGTCAATTTATATTTTTAGCTGAACGTTGTAGAGAGTTACTTTATGAAAATGTAATTACTGATAGAACAGTTATTGATGTAATGGCTTTTTCTAAAGCAGCTAAATCAATTGAATATTATGAAGCTGAAGCATTTTGTGATGCTGCTTCTAAGTTAGTAGGTGAATATGATTACATATTTTATGTATCTCCTGAAGGTGTTGAAATGGAAGATAATGGAATTAGGGAAACTGATTTAAAATATAGAGAAACTATTAATAGTATTATTAAATTAGTACTTTATAGAAATAACCATAAAATTAAAAATTTAGTAGAACTATCAGGTACAACAGAGGAACGTATTGCGAAAATTAAAGAGACAATTTTTGGTTAATATTTATAATCATGAAAAAATCTGAATTAAAAGCAGAAATTAAAGAATACATTGTAGAAATACTATCAGAAGATGAAGATAGAGAACCTACTAAAGCAGAATTAGAAAAAGAAAAAGTAAAAACTGTTTCTAAATTCAAAATACCTAACGACCAATTTGAAGACTTTAAATCTAAACTTAAAACTTTAGTAACTAAAGTAAAAGATATGGAAAAAGGAATTGAGCGTGATAAAAAAATGGCTGCCTTAAAACAATTTATTAAAAAACCAGAATTAGTTAAAGCGTTTAAAGAAAGAGACGTTAAAATTGATACTGGTGATTTGATTGGATAATATGAAAAAAGGGTTTCCTTATATAGTTATAGTAATTTTAGTTGCGATTATCATTTGGCTTACTAAGTGTTCGGGAGAAACTATTGTTACTGGTATTGATACTTTAACTAAAGTATCTTATATCCATGATACAATTAAAGTAAAAGGTAAAACTAAAATCAAACCAATTCCCGAAATTCATTGGTTACATGATACTATTATTGATTCAACAGGTAATATTACTATTATAAATCATAAAAAATATACAACAAACGATACTTTTGAGTATAAAACTGATTCATTTACTGCTATCTTTTACACAAAAATATATTCAGAATCCCCTATTGATTCTATAAATAATAGTTTATTATCTAGTATTAGACATAAAATTATAGAAACTACTATAACTAAACAGGTTGTTAGAAAACATGCTTTATTTGCTGGTCCTTCTGTTGGTTTAAATTTAACCCATATTTCTTTAGACGGATTATATGAAAGAGAAGGAAAGATTATTTATAGAGCAGGAATAGGAGTCAATAACATGCTTCAACCAATGTTGAGCGCTGGTATCTATTGGCAAATTTCCAAATAATATGAGTCAAGATTTAAAACAAATAATAAGAGAAGAATACATTAAGTGTGCAGGCGATCCTGCTCACTTTATGAAAAAATATTGTAATATTCAACACCCACAAAGAGGTCGAGTAATATTCAATTTATATCCATTTCAGGATAAAGTATTAAAATTGTGGAGAGATAACCCATATTCAGTTGTATTGAAGTCTAGACAGTTGGGTATCTCAACATTGGCCGCAGGGTATTCTTTGTGGCTAATGTTATTCCAAAAGGATAAAAACGTGTTGTGTATTGCTACAAAGCAAGAAACAGCTAAAAACATGGTAACGAAAGTTAAATTCATGTTTGATAATTTGCCTTCATGGCTTAAAATACCAGCAGACGAACACAATAAATTAACATTAAGATTAAGTAACGGATCACAAATTAAAGCTACTTCAGCATCTTCAGACGCAGGTCGTTCAGAAGCCGTATCTTTATTGATAGTGGATGAAGCAGCATTTATTGAACAAATTGGAGAAATATGGGCATCAGCACAACAAACATTAGCTACAGGTGGTGGAGCAATTGTACTTTCAACACCGTATGGAACTGGAAACTGGTTCCATAAAACATGGGTTTCAGCAGAAAACCAAGAAAATGACTTTTTACCTATTAAATTACCTTGGTACGTTCACCCTGAACGAGACGAAACTTGGAGAAAACGTCAAGATGAATTATTAGGAGACCCTAGATTAGCAGCACAGGAATGTGATTGTGATTTTAGTACATCAGGTGATGTAGTATTTTATAATGAGTGGTTAGAATTTATCACTCAAACAACATTAAAAGAACCTCTCGAAAGGAGAGGCGCTGACCAGAACTTTTGGGTATGGGAACCAGCAGACTATACAAGAGATTATATGGTAGTAGCTGACGTAGCTAGAGGTGATGGTAAAGATTTTTCAACTTGTCATGTTATTGATATTGCCACTAACGTACAAGTTGCTGAATATAGAGGACAATTACCTACTAAAGAATTTGGATATTTTCTAGTAGGAGTTGCTACAGAATATAATCAAGCATTATTAGTAATTGAAAACGCCTCTATTGGATGGGCCACTATTGATGCTGTAATTGAAAGAGGTTATCGCAATTTATATCAATCACCTAAATCAGACCAATTCACAGCAGAGTCGTATTTAAAGACATATGAGGGTTCATCCGATATGACCCCTGGATTTACAATGTCAATGCGTACTAGACCGTTAATTGTGAATAAATTCCGCGAATTTGTTGGCGACCGTTCTGTAACTATTCGTTCAAAACGTTTAGTTGAAGAAATGAAAGTATTTGTATGGAAAAATGGTAGACCAGAAGCACAAATAGGATATAATGATGATTTAGTTATGCCATTTGGTATTGCTATGTATTTAAGAGACACGTCACTAAAATTCCAACAACAAGGTCATGACATGACTCGCGCTACACTAGGCAATATGAGTAAAACTTCGTATATTGGCGCTTATAATCCAAACCAAGTAAAAAATCCATACTCCCTTCAAACAGATAAGGGAATGGAGGACATTAGTTGGATTTTGTAAATATTTATAGTATATAATAAAACATAAAAATGGCAGATAAAAGTTTATTTACCCGATTACAGCGCCTGTTTTCAACAGACGTTATCATTCGTAATCAAGGAGGTAACGAATTAAAAGTAATGGATGTTGATTCAATTCAACGTTCCGGAGATATAGCAACAAATTCTCTAGTAGACAGATATAA